GGCGTCTAAAAAAGGCCCGGTTGTTACACCGGGCCAGTGGGGGGGAAAGGAGTATGTCACTTACGCAACATACATGTCACTTCAGCCATCCGCATCCAGCGATCTGACTGACTTTGACGCAAGTCTGCGATCTTGGTACACATACGCAAACTTACCTCACGCAGACGTTCTTGATTATCAATCATGAAGTCTACGATCTCGTCCTGCTCTGCTTTGGTAAACTTGTAATCTTCAAGCATACCATCACCTACAATCTGCTTGACCCGTAGCAGTTTTTCACGAGCAGTATCCATTGTAAGGTCTAAATAGTGACAACGTGACATAATCGCATCCAAGTGATCCTTAATCTTGCCACGGACCTTATCAAAACGTAGGTTAGTAATAAAAATTACACTACCCTTAAACTCAAAACTGTCTGGAATACCTTCACGACGCAACAGCGCACTATCAGTGTTCCATGACAAACGACGCTTCTTACTACTATCAAGTGCCGCTTTAAGCAGGTTAAGTGATGTCTCGTCATACAATACTGTATCACAGTCATCTAGCACTAGTACGTTACCAGGATCAGCATAGTTGTACAACAGTTTGTACAAACCGATAGCACTGGCGGCACCTTTTTCAATGCCAAAACGAAGACGCTTACCTGCTAGTTTGTCAAACAGACTATTCTTTTCTAGTACTGCTTCGACACCAAAGCTCTTACCAACACCTGGAGGACCCGTAACAACCATACCTCGCACAACACCGTCAATTGACATCTGTGTCATATCGTTAAGTATTTCGAAACGCTCTCGTAGGCGTTCTACAATCTGTTCATCTGTTTCAGTTGATTCTACTTCTGGAGTATTCACAACTTCTAGGATTGGTTCCGCTTTTGTTTTACGACCTTTGCGGGCGGTCTTAAATGCTACTTGTGACATGTGTAACTCCTGTTACTTGTTTTCCCATTGTTCTTGCAGTATAGCACCAAAATGTATTGGTGTCAATACCTTTCTTTACTTTTTTTCCATTATTTTTACACGATTCATCATAGTTTCTTTTGCTTTAGTATACTTGCTTTTCTCGTGTTTGTTGACAGTACCACGAATACTAATGACCTTTCCATCAATAATATCGCTAATGTCAGGCTGGTCTCTCCACCAAAACTTAATAATGTCACGATTATTATACAGTGTAGTAATCATATATACGCCACTGCTCTGAATAAACTTAACATCTACAACTTCAACATTGATATCGTAGCGACTACGAACCTCACCAAAGTATTCGCTATCAAAACGAACAGACTCAATACGAGCTTCAACACTTGCTCGCTTTTTATCTACTTCATTCATATGTGGAATACTAGCAATTACAGCAATGTTAAACTTGGAAAGTTCAGAATCAGCAAATGCCTTTGCTACACTGTTCTCAAAACTGCTGAGTCCACCAGTGAGTTTCTTAATCATGAACTTACCATTAAACTTGTCCATAATCTCAACAGCCTCAGACTTGATATCTTCAGGAATTGTTTCCTGGTCAAGAAGGCTTTTCATTACTACAGTTTTATTATCTTGTACTGTAGAAACATAGTTGCCGTCGTCATCATACTTGGAATAACCTTCACCACTACGGATAAAACCCTGTGCTTGATATGCCATAATAGCATAACCAAGGGCATCAACTGGTGTTCCGTCAAACGTTTGAACCTTCTTTTTCATCATGCTGTCCTTTAGTTCTTTTCCTAACTATACTCATGATAACACAATCACTGTGTTTGTCAACAACTTTTTTACAGTGTAATGTCTTCTAAACCTGCGGCGCGAAGTTTTACAATATTGTTAATTTGGAACTGTTTTGCTTCAAGTGCTTTAATTACACCAATGAATCTATTACGGACTAGAGAGAAATCGTTGATGAGGTATTGAAGAGATACAACGTCTTCTTCCCCATCAACGAATTTTTCAGCATCACGACTGCTGAGTGCTCTGTTATAACTTTCTAAATACTTGCGAAATATCTTACTACGAATCTTTCGCATTTCAGTATTCAAGTACTCTAAGATCGCTTCCACTTCTTGGAGTTGGTTAAAACGGTGCTCGACGATACCTGGCATGTCACGGCTCTGTCGTTCGAGATTACCTTTCATTCCACACTCCAATCGTGCTTGCTCAATCTCTGTCTCAAAATGTGAGATTGCTCCAACAATCTCACTCATATCAGACGTTACTTTTCTATACCATTTGCTCATGCTAAACGATACTCGTTAATCGTCCCATATTTCATCATCTTCATCCAACCAAAGTTCTTCATCACTTTCGTAATCTTCGTCCAGTTCAATGACTTCGGTAACCGCATTGTCAAGATACTCATCATGCTCTCCAATC